AGGAGGCGGTGATTTGGTGAGTTTCCATGGGGGGTTAGGTCATAAGAATTCAGCGGTGAGGATTGGCGCTACGCGCCCGCGTAGGCGCTGGGCGGCGGTGGCGATGTTGATCGGGTCGGCCCAATAGGCGCGGGTATGCCAGGAGCCCTCGTAGTCGTAGGTGTAGAGGGTGTTGCTGCCGGGCGGGTAGAGGTAGGCGGTGATCGCGTGGCCGACGTTGCGGCCGTCGCGCTGGTAGGAATAGCGCACGACGCGGGCGGAAATGCCTTGGCGTTTGAGGCCTTCGGCCATGGCCACGGCAGTCGGGAGGCAAGCGTTCCGCTCGCGGGCCATCCACGCCTCCGCATTGCGCGGAGGGGCGCTGCAGGCGCTGAGGGCGAGGGCGAGGGCAAAGGTTGCCACGGTGCGGGCACTCATGGATTCTCCTCCTTCTCTTCCCCCGAGACGATCACGCGGGAAATCGTCGGCGAGCACTCTTCAGCTTGGATTTCGTCGCCCTCCAGCTCGCGGAGGTCAGGCGTTTCGCGGGTCAGCTCGAACCCTTGAAAAACACGTTTAAAATAGCGGTAGAATATATTCATTATTCAAAATCCCTTTACGAGCACATACCCGGCAGTCACGCCCGAGCCTGCTGTAGAGACTCGTGCCCGCAGAAGTTGCGCGTTAATGTTGGCTGCCGCAGTCTGCACGGTGCTGTTTGCGCTTGCCGTGAGCGGCGAGCCGATCGGATACCATGACAATGCATTGTCGTCGCTGCCCTCCAGTTGCAGCGCGGGCGCGGTCGTTGCGGCCCCGATGTTCACGACAAGTTGCACGTTTCGGCAGTTCTGCGCCTGGATAGCCGGCGTTGTGGAATTGCTCGTCGTGAGAGCCACCGTGCGGTCGATGAGTTGCCTCAAGGCCGGAGCGGCGTCGTTGAACTGGTGCCGACTTATCGTGCGTCCAAACGACGGCGAGGTACCTCCCACGGTCTGCACATAGCGCACGCGGTTGCCAGAGTTTGGCAGTCGCGGCGAGCGGTACTGCCCGGTGCCGGTGATGCGGGGAAAATCGTAAACTTTGAACCATGTCTGCGCCGTGTCGTCGCTTTCTTCGATGGCAATATCCAGCGTCTGTCCGGTGCCGCTCGAAGCGCTTATGTTCACAAAAACCGAGTAGCTGAGCCCTGAGGCGGGAGAGACCGTCGAGCTAGTCGTGGTCGTGGTGATTGTTGCTGATGTCAGATCGGCCGCTAAAACAGCAACAGCCTGCCCGGTGAGCGTGCCGGTTTCTAGTCTAACAGCCTGGACGCCTGCGGCAAACGGGCAGTCTGGCCTTGTCTCCACGTTCACCGTCGTCGTGCCGGCAGACGTGCCCGTGCTGAGTCGGATGCGGAAGTAGCGGTTATAGACCGGCGTCACGAGCGAGCTTGCCGCTTGGGTGGCCCCAGGACCAGAGCCCGTGCCAGAGGTTGTCGAGAGCAGCGACGCGGTATTCCAGTTCGCGCCGTCAATCGACCACTCGGCGACCAATGCGCCGCCAGTGCCGATGCTTACCGTCTGGACGGCGACCATGCGCACATTTTGGCAGTCAAGCGAGATGATCGGCCCCGCCGCAATCGCGCCGGTCTGGGAAAACGTAGTCACGGTCGGCGTGGCTGGCAGATCGCTCACGGGCTGTGGTGTGGCATCTTCGTAAATGACTTGAAGCACATCGCCAGAGCTGTGTCCAGTCGTGTCGGCAAAAAGCGTCAGCGTCGTGCCAGACAGTGCCGTGTAGCGAGTGTCGGTCGAGCCCGTCGCGTAGATCACCGTCCCTCGAGTCTGGTTGATAATGGCTACCAGAAATTTGACGTTGAACCCCGCGATGCCGCTGAGGTTGACCGTCCCGACTCCAGAGGCTCCAGGCGTGAATGTGTAGGCGGGTGTGATGAATGATTTCATAATGTTTTATCCAAAAATGAGGGCGTTGAGGATGGAGTCTGTTATTGATGCTTTGCCATCGAGGGCGGCCTGCGTGGCATTCGAGATCGGCTTGGCGGCGTCGCTGGTGTTGTTCACGTTGCCCAGGCCGAGATTAGCTCTCGCCGCTGCCGCCGTAGCCGCTCCCGTGCCGCCTCCTGCGAGGGTGCGGACGCCATCGGTCTCGACTGTTGTTCCGTTGAATTTTCTGTCCATGATTTATGTCGTTGAAATAACGGTGATCCAGCTTGGCAGTGTGGTTCCCTCCGGCAGCATTGCGCTCCATGTCCACTCGGTTGGGTTTTCAGGGTCGTTAGGCGTCGGAACAAGCGTGACGCCCCATTCCATCGGGCGTGTGTCGTTTCCTGTGGTCGTGTCCCAGCAAAACCACGGCAGGCTGTTGTTTTGCAGCGCGGTTGCGCGGTAACGCGGCATGGGAGGGTTTGCGTTCATGGCAGTCCGAGTCCTTGGCCGAGAGTTTGTTTTGCAAGATTGTAAATATCCTGCATTTTTTGTGCGGTCATTCCAATGTTGGGCTGGAATGCCAGTAGGTAGCTAACCCGAGAAGTTGCGGCAGCGGTTGTGTTGTTACGACCTGCCGTTTGAAGCGTATAGTTTCCGTTTGTGGGCGTAGAAGAAACAAAATTGAATGTTGTAATATCAGACCCGCTGGTTTGCAGCGTTAGCGTATCAGCATTCCAGCCATAACCTACGTTTCCTGAAATTGGCAGATTTGAAGTAGAATTAAAATACCTGTTCCCGTTGTAATTTCTAGACTGAGGTAGCCACGTTGTCCCGCTGTTTACGCCCGTAGTGATAACGTTCTGAATCCCAGTAATGGTTGAGCCCGTCGAACCAAATAAAACAAACGCTCCCTCTCCAGAGCTAACGTCCACCCCGAGTCCACTCCATACGGCGTGAACCGAATATCCACCCTCAGTAAAATCGACTGCAAATTGAGGGCTATACTCGATCCGTTGCGTATTGCCTCCAAATGAAATCCCATGCGCCCCCCAAGTCGGCCCGTTTACGAGCGTTCCGTTGTATGTCCCCAGCCCGCCCAGCGAGTAAACGATTGAGCCGGTCCCTGCGTTCTGGCGGAACGGCCAGCATACCATGCTGCTCCAGAGGCCGAGTTGTTTCACGCCAAGCACAAAGGCATGTAATTGGAGCTTCGCTGTATTGTCCGTAACTCCCGCTGTGGTGAAAAAAGAGCTGGCGTCTGGATCGTATATCCCATCCGCATCGAAGACATTATAGTCCGCATCCAAGCAAGACCTCATTTTGCCTGGGATATATATTGTGGGAAACGAGCCCGTCGTGAGCCTGCAATTTGCAAATAGGCCGCTGGCTACGCCTACGCCGCCGAAGCTATCGACTCCCCCGGAGCAGTCTGTAAATGTGCCGCTTGCGGTGCTGATTAGAGCGCCGCCGCCGAAGCTGGAAGCGCCCCCGGCGCAGTTCTCAAAAACTTGCAATGGCTTGTCGCCTGTAATTTTGAAAGGCTGACTGCCAACAGAAAGGCCGCTCACGCGCACATTGTTCGCGCTGACATTTAAGGTGTTGCCAGCGATGAACACGGCAGGATTTCGCGTCTGCGCTCCAAGGCCGATCACATCGACAAACTCGGCGTCAATCGCCAGCTCGGCGGTGAGCGTGTAGGTGCCGGGGAAAATGATAAGGTGGGCGCGGTTTGTGGCAGATTTTGCCGCACCGTTGGGAGTCAGTGCCTTCGCTGCGGTATATTTAGTGGCAAGGTCGTCTCCCGCCGTGGCGATGATGTAGTTGCTTTCGGACAGCGGCAAGCCCCCCCCTCCCCCTCCTGTTGGCGTCTGCGGAACCCACGCTGCGCCGTTCCAAGTGGCTACTTGGTTGGTCGCGGCTCCGCTCTGGGTTAGGTCGCTGAGCGCTATTACGACATCTCCGGTTCTACCCGCCACGCTCGAAACCGCGCCGCTGGGCGTCTGCGGCACATACTCGTCGATGGAGGACGAGTAAACCAACGTCTGCCCGTTTGCGGGCTTTAACCCCGAGACAGGCGTGCCGTTGATCTTCAGCGCGTCCGCCGTTCCCGAGTCAGGATAGAGGGGCGAGGTGGAGAATCCCATGTTTTAGACGAAAAGCGCGGTCATGTGGAGGTTTGCCGAGCCGAGAGTCTTGGTCGGGCCGGTCGTGGAGTTCGTCACCGCGATGCCAGCGGAGAGCGGGATGCCCACAAGCCCCGCGTTGAAGGAAAAGGTCGTCTGGGCTGGCACGGCCAGCACCATCACAGGCGCGGTGCCGTCGGCCGGGATCGTGGCCGAGTTGAAGAGGTGGATGAATTGTGCAGGTCCCGAGTTGTAGCCCGAGATCGAGTAGAGCGTGCCAGCCGAGTTCTTGAATACGCGGCCGCCTTCGTAGGCTGTGCTATTGCCCAGCAGGACGGCGCTTGGCGTCACTGGCAGGGGCGTGCCGGAGGCGGAGCCTTGCACGGTGAGGACATCCACGCTTGGCGTGCCAGCCGTGCCTAGGGCAGGTTGCTTGGCAGCAGTGGCCGCACCGGCAGGCAGGGCGGAGCTGGAGACAACCACCGCGCCGGTATTGCAAGCCGTCACCTTGCCGTCGAGGCTGGTCAGGCGTGTGGTCTGCGTGGTTTGAGCGGCTTCCGTGGCAGGAGCGGTGATGATCTTGGCCAGGATCGCGGCCGAGGTCGTTTCCGTGGCAGCGCCGGTGGGAAGAGTGGAGGATTTTACTACGACGCCATTGGTCGTGCCAGCGGTCGTCTGGTCGATAGAGACCGTGCCGATTGAGACCGTGCCGGAAAAGGCCAGGCCGACATCGAGTTTGCCTTCGGAAGTGACAGCGACTGGGCGCACGATGCCGGATGCGTCGCGGCCAGCAATGAGGGAGGTGGGGTTGCTCATGGGTTAATTATAGGTAGGGGTTGTCAAGTGGGGGGTTATTGGAAGGTGGCGGAGTAGCGGCGAACCTCGCCTCGGCGGAGCCAGGCGTCGTCCATGCGCTGAAGCAAGACGCCTTCGGCGCGGACGAATTGGAACTGGCTCTTGTCGTATTGCCCGTCCTCGGCCAGCGTCTCGGCCACGGCGTAGAATTTAATGTAGTCCGCCAGGAAAGTCGGGATGCGGTGGCGAAGCCAGAACGTGGTATCTGTCGGGAGGTTGCCGGTCGTGGCTTGGATTGCCTCGTAGCAGTCGCCGGTCGTGTTGTAATAAACCAAGTCGCCCTTGGCATAAGTCGTGCCGGAGCTAAAAGCCGTGTCGGTAAACCGGGGAACGGGCAGGGCAAAGAACACATACACATCGCCGGTCGTGTAAGCCGCGTCTGTGATCGTGAGGGCGTCATCCGTGACAACAAACTCCAGCTCGACGGCGATGCCCGTAGCGGCGGGGTCCGAAGCATACACAGCCGAGACAGCGCCAATCGGCGTGAGGCCAGTTTGGTAGAGCGCAATGCTCCCTGCCACCACCGCTCTCTGCTCGATTTGCGTGGTGTCGGGCCAATCATAAAATCCCCAAGCCAGCGCGGCCGCCGTCGTCGCATACTCGGCAATGGCCGATGCCTGCGAAGGCAGCAAACTCTGCGCGGGGTCGATGCCCATGCGCTGAATCACACCATCACGAATCGTGCGGTAGGGAGTGGTCTTCATTGCGTGGCTCCTTGTTGCAACGCGGGCAGCGTGCCTTGTCGGCCGATCTGCGCGTTTTGTTGTTGCTGCATCTGGAAGTTAAAACCCTTCATGCGGGCGTCGATCATGTTGCGGAAAATCTCATCTTGCTGGTAGCGCTGCTGCACGGCGGGGTTGGCCTGTATGATACCTTGCAGGACTTGGGCGCGGAGCTGGTGGTTCTGCCCTTCGCCTGGGAGTTCCGGCTCGGTGCCTGCGGCGATCTTCGTGTAGGCCAGTTGCTCCTCGTTGGCCTCGATAGCGGCGGCGGGTCCGGGGTCGCGCACCAACAGGTCGGCAAGGTTGGGATCCACGGCGGCCATGATAAATTTCACAAGCCCGGCACGGTCGATGACACCGGCGACATCCATTGGCACGATGGCCTCGGAGATATATTTCAACTTCACCCCAAGCGCTTCCGCGTCGAGGTTGCGGGAATCCCAATCCACCATGAGGTCAAACTTGCCTTGGATGCTTTCGCGGTCGGCTTCAAAAGGAATCGACTGCCCGCCAGAGACGCGCAGGATTTGCACCGGCAGCATGTATTGCTGCATGAGCTGGTAGGTTTGGGTGATGATGGCTTTGAAGTCGCGTAGCCAGCGGTCCACCGTGTCCTGTGTGACGAGAGCGACATAGTTGGGGTCAACTCCCTCGCCTGCCATGCCGAAGTATTCATTCACATCGCGGCGCACGGCGCGTTCGATCTCGATGGTGCCCTGGTCAAAAGGCGGCGGCTGCATCCAGCCAAACTCATTCGGGCGGCGTTCGGGGATTTGCACGGCCGGTCCAAGGATGATGTCCAGCTTGCCACGGTTGGCAGGCACACGCATCGGCGGGAGGATGGCAATTCCGGCGCGGTCTGTGCGGTAGTCGCGCTGGGTCTTAATCTCCGCCTGCATGGTCGAAACAATCTCAGGGATGCCCCGGGCTTCAAGGATGCACCGGCTCACACGCTCGCGGGCCAGCTCGATGAAAGGATATTCGCCGTGTGTGTAGGGGGATATCTCCTCCTTGGCAAAGATGTCCACATTCGGGTGCATGACGCGGCACATGACCTTTGTCGCGCCGGTCTTCTCGTCGGTCTCCTTGCTGTAAACATGCCAGATCTCGATCAGGTCGCGGTGGTCTTGCCAGAGGATTGAGTCGCGGCGGTTCTGGTTCTGCTGCGAATAGACGGGCCACAGGCTTGCGCCTTTGTAGTTCTCGGCCTTCTCGTAAAACTCCTGGGGGTAGCCTTCGGTAAGCGTGCGTTCTTCCAGCTCCTCGCAAGTCACCATTTCGCGGCGGGCGATCCATGGGGCACGCTGCAAGTCATAGGTGGCAGTCGGGAAAATAATGTCGTTGAAGGGCTCAAGGGCCGTCCACTCGGGCTTGCTCTCGAAGATGTAGGGCTCGGTGTATTCCACCGTGCCGCCTTCGCGCAGCTTGCGGATATTCGCGGCGGTGCCGGTGCCGGGGGCGAATTGCTCGGCCAGCTCAATGGCGACTTCCTCTTGGAGCGGGTCCAGAATCGCACCGATAAACATGGCGAGCGGTGAGTTTGGGTCGCCCTGCTCTTGGGCCATCACGATGATGTCTTCGAGGCTGATGGATTTTTCCTCAATGCGTGTCGTCGTTTTCCAAAACACGCCCATCACGGCGAGACCGTAGGTGGCGCGGATGTTGAGGGCGAGTTCCAGTTCGCGCCGGAGGTCGGAGGCGCAGTGGGTGAAGAGCATCCATTTCAGCACGCTCTCAGCGGCCGTGCGCGACATAGCGTCGGTTGACTCCACCGGCATCATCTGCAAGCGGGCGGCAAAGGTGGAGGTAAGGCAAAGCTGGGTCTCGCGGTTGCAAACAAGGTCGGCGAGGCGGATGCGGCTGTCGCTCGCGCCTTCCCAGGGGAAGACATTTTTGCCGAGGTTCTCAGCCCACTTGCGGCCGTCGGAGGACTGCCCATCCCAGAGCGACATGCGGGTGTCATAGTTCCGGCTGCGGACGCTGGAGAACCAACTGCCATCGGTGGCGGCTTGCGTGAGCTCGCCCACCCAATACTTTGTGTCGCGGTCTGGCTCGTCGTCTTCGGTCATGTGGAGAAAGAGTTGCCAGAGGCCGCTTTTGATGCGGTTACGGCCTGCGCGAAATAAATAACCAGGGAAAAACATAACCCCGCCGCAATGCGTAAGCTGGCAAAATGTGGTAGCAGGCCACGGAATTGAACCGTGTTCTCAAGGGTATGGGCCTTGCGAGTTGCCGTTTCTCTCGCCTGCAATGTGAAAATTGGAATCATGCTGCTTTGAGGCCCGGCATGAGGATCATGGTCTTGCCTGTGCCACCGCACCGCACGGTGCATTGCGGGAAGTTGCGCTTGAACCAGGCAATGAAATCGGGATCGTTCCAGCAACCGGGCACTTTCCAGTTCCAGAAGTGGTAGATCTGTGGGTCCACGGAAAGCGTCATAGCGCCCACGCCCTCAATCGAGCGCAGGTCCTGCTTGGCATGGTCGGCAGCGATGAGGTGCTGGCGGGCGTCGGCCTGCACAGCCTGGGAGTTCCACTGCGCGAAGAGTTCGTTCTTGGCCCCTTCGGCCACTTCGCCAGGGATGTCGCTAAGTGCTTCTTTGAGGATTTCCATAAAATAAATCCCCTGCCCCGTTTGCCGGCGGCCATCGTCGAGACGGCCACCGGCAAGGGCTGGGGGGCGGGATTACGTGGTCGCTGCGAATTTTCCGAGGACCGAGGGGTTCGAGACCGCTACGCCGAAGATGGCGTCGCAGAAGCCACGGCGGCCACCGCCGCGGTCTTCAAGCTCTTCCATGCGGGGCTTGCGGTTGAATCCGATGGAGACGAGATCCATGTCGAGCACGTAGCCACGGGCAGCGGAGACCGCTGATGCCGCGCCATTGGCGAGGTAGGTGGAAACGTGAAGAGCCAGGATGCCGAAGTCGCCTTCGTAGATGTCAATCGTGTTCACGATCTTCTTGTCTTCCGCGTTGGAATTGAAGGTGCGCACGGTGCTCATCACGTTGGTCGATGCCGTTGCCGTGCGGATGAAGTTTGTGAACGCACGCTTGAGGGCGACGCCGCAAACAAGGTCGTAGTTGCGGCGGGCACGGCGCACACTGTAGATCGACTGGAGCACGTCGATCACGTTGCTCTCGGTGAGAGAAGTCGTCGCGGTCGTGTTGATCGAGGCGGCGGGGGTGCGGAACGTGGAGTCCACGGCGGTCGCGGTGTCGGCCTGCGCGGTGGAGCTGATCCATGAGCCGATGCCACGGGTCTTGTAGGGGTTCGAGCCGGACTGCACTTGGCTGTCGTTGTCGGAGCCCATGATGGCCTCGATGTCGATTTTCAGCTCAACAAGCGCCTTGGCTGCCGCCTTGTTGAAGGCTTGCTTTTTGCCAACGCCTGCGAGGTCGGCGACATTCTCAACAAGGTCGTCCACTTGGAACGCCCGGCGCACCTTTTGGATGCGGCCCGAGAGGAGAACGCGGTTGGCGTGCTCGTCGTCGTAGCTGGAAACGTCGTCGTTAGCGAGGACGCCTGTGGTTTGCGGGTCGGAGTAGCGGTCGGCTGGCCATTGGAAAAGCACGTTGGCTGGTTCCTTGGACTTTTTGCACATGGAGAACAGAGGTGTGTCGCCGGGCTCGATGAGAACCATCGCGTCGGAGATGTCCTCGCGCTGGCCTTTGACTGTGGTGATGGGGGTTGCTGCCATAGTAGTGGTTTTGGGGGGTTAGAATTTATGGATCATTGGGGTTGGTTAGTTGAAAAGTGAGGCGACGAAATTCTCGGCGGCATCACGGTTGCCAGACTTCTTCAGGGCTTCGAGCGGATCGGATTGGGATTTGGTCTTGGGGGCGGCTGAGGGACTGACAACCTTGGGTGCCATAGCTGGCTTGGCGGCTGCCGGTGCGGCAGGCTTAGCCTTGGCTGTGGCGGCTTTCTTCTGGATGGCCTCGGCTTGCTGGAAGCGCAGGGCTTGTCCACGAATGGCGTCACCTATGACGAGTTCCAGATTCGGTAGCTTGCCGATGCCGGGATACGCTTTCAGCGTAGCCATCATCATCTGGCGGGCTTGGGAATCATCCTGGAACAACTCGGGGTAAGCCTGCCGGGCTTCAGCCTGGAAACTCTCGCGCTGGGCGAGGTACGTCCGGCGGGCAGGCTCGGCCTTGAGAATCTGGCGGGCAAGGCGCAGGCGTTCTTGAAGCTCTTGCTTCGTAAACTTGCGCGTGCTGCCGTTTCCCATAGGCACTTCCACTTCGCCGCCTTCGTAGTCCGCCTTCGCAATAAGGTCGGGCACATTGTCGAGCACGGTATTGGCTGCGGCCAGTCGGCTTTCCAGCGCCTCGGGCGTGGTGACATCCGCCAACGGATCGGCGGCATCTTGCACCACGATAGGTTGGGCACGGGTGAGAGCGTCCTTGGCGGCGGTGAGTTCGGCTTGCAGGCTGGTGGCTTGCTCCTCGGCGCTCTTAGCGCGGGCGGTGAGCTTGTCCACTCGCTTGGCGAGCTTCTTCACAGCGGGGGCTTCGGCGGCTTCGGGGTCTTCTTCTGCGGCGTCGTCTTCGTCCTCGGTGGCGTCTTCGGGTTGTTCGGGATCTTCCGTGGAATCGGCGTCCGTTTCCGGCGCGTCGGTTTCCTCGGTCTGGTCCTCGGGGTTTATGTCAGTGTTAGTCTCATCCGCGACTGCTTCCTGTGCGGCCTCTTCGGTCGCCGGAGTCTCATCAATGGTCGGGAGCTTGACTCCCAGCGCGTCGATGACTTCGCCGATGCTGAATCCTGTTTCTGTCTGTTCCATGGTTTTTGTTGCGTCCAAGTCGCGGTGTCAGAACTGAGGTCTGGTGCGGGTCCGACATTTTCACGGGCTCGCGGCGAGCAGTTCAGCACTCGCGCTGATACGGGATATGCCTGCAAAATTTGCAGACTGAAACACACCCGCGCCGGAACCGACCGGAACCGACAGAAAACGACAGAAACCGCCCGTAAATTTATTGCGGAACGATCATTTTCGCGGCGTCACGAAAATGATTATTTCTTTGCAAGAAATGCCTCGGCGCGTGTGCGCTCGATTTCATTGCGCAAGGTGCGAAGGGCTTCCAAGCCGCCTGCGCTGTGGGCGAGCAGGCCGGGGTTCTGCGCCGTCTGCCACATGCAGGTAATCTCCGCCGCGTCCTCAATCGCGTCGCTTAACTTTGCCAACACAGCACGAAACCAAAGCTCCTCCTGCGGCACACACCAAGCGGCTTGTAGGTCTTCAGCACTCATTGTAAAAACTCCTTTTCTGTGGTCTCTGTGTCCTCTGTGGTCAAAATTTTTGAAGAGTTCATAATCAAAAAGGAATCTCCGGCGACTCGGCCAGCGGCACGGCCACTCGCTCTGCGGCTGGTTCGCCCTCTGTTTTCTTCGCTTCAAAGTAGAGCTTGAAATACTTTTCTCCCGAGTCGCGGTTTGTGTTCACAAAAGCGCTGATCCAATACGGCACGCCAGCAATCGTGCATGAGCCTTTATGCGAAGGCTGCGTTGACTTTTCCTGCTTCTTGTTCCGGCTCAGAGAGCCCACAAAGTCTGTGCGTTTCTCGCTCATGCCAGTTTTTCCAGATCGCTTGAGCGATACCAAGCGCGACTCCCGCGCTTGCGTATGGGTTTAATCAACGCACTTTCGACAAGCGTTCGGAATTGTCTCTCAGTAACCCCAAGACGGGCCATGACATCGCGGCGGCGGAGAAGTTTCATGTTGTTTCCATTATAGGGGAGGCGTGTCAATAGCTCCCTCCTGGGCGGGCTCGCAGCATGGCAGGGTCTTCGTAGCCCACGCCGGAAAGCGTGATGTAGCGGAGGATGTCGATCCAGTCTTTGGTGGCTCCCTTTTTGCCGTCGGCACCGGTCCATGTTTTCAGCGCATAGATGAGATTCTGACAGCGTTCGGAGATGTAGAGGCGAGGCGAGTTCAGCGCATCCACTGGCGCGTCTTCGTTGTAGGCGAGCCAATCGTTGATGAGCGTGACACCTTCCACAATCGCCTGCCCGCTGGTGGCGCGGAAGTCGAGGCCGATGCGGTCGCTGCATTGCTCGATGAGCGTTCGCACGCCTTCCTGCGTCATCGTCGGCGTGTTGCCGTAGCGGCTATCCATCCAACGCTCAGAGGGCTCGGCGGAGTCGGCTTTCTCGGCAGCGTCGATGATTCGTTTGTAATCCTCAAAGCCAAAGCCCGCGCAGGCTTTTTGCGCTGGCCCAGGGCGGCCGTCTTGCAGCCTGCCATCCGCCTCAGCCCACGCGCCGGGGTAGCCTACGCCCTCGATGTATTCGATCTGGTCAGGCCACTCGCGGTAAATCCAGCACCGGCCATCCGGCGTGTAGCGGATCCAAAGCATCGCCCAGGTCTTGCCCTCGCCGGGGTCCACAAAGTGAAAGACCGTGCCATCGCCCGGCACCTTGTCGGCAGGCACCACATGCACGCCTTCGCGAAATTTGGGAAACATCGACATCCGGGCCTTGGTCGGAACGCCATAAGCACGCATCAGGATGCGCTCGCGGTTGCTCCCGCGTAGCTCGGTCTCCATGGCCTCGGGGTTGCCGTAGGGGTTGTCGGCGGTGTGGAAATAAACGACGCGGGCTTTCTCGCGGGTGCATTGCTGGATGCGCGGGACTTGCTCCAGGCCGATGAGGTTGCCATCGCGGTAGCGCGGCAGGAGCGGGGCGTCGCATTCTTCCAAAGTCTTCGCGCCGTCGAGGTATTCTTTGACGGTTGTCGTGTAGCCTTCCACCGGAGTGAAGCCGATGCCGAGTTCACCGTCTCGCGTAAGCAAACGAAAGCGCAGGGCTTCAAGCCAGTCCGGCGTCACCAATTCGTCGGCCCATACAAAATTCAACTCGGCACCTTCAATCGAGGAAACATCCATCGAATAGAACTTGAACCAGCACTGCGAGCCATTCGGCAGCACGAAGCTGTTTTCGGTGAAACCGCCCTTCTGCGAGTAGGTGATATTCGCCACCGCGCCCTTCTTGAGCTTGCCGCTGGCGGAGGGCTTCCACTCTTTCGGCAGGTATTCCCACAAATAGGGCTGTTGGTTTTGAATGGATGCCGCTTCGGTGGATTGCAGGCACCACACTTTCGCGCCCGGCGTGTTCACCAAATGCTGCATCGCCTTCCTCGCAAAGTAGCGCGACTTGCCCGAGCGGTTGCCGCCCAGGATAAGCAGCTCCGTGACGCCCTTGCGAAACTTCTCCCGCAGCTCCGCATAAGCCGCATCCGCCCGCTCCCAGGCGGGGTTCAGCCAGCCATAGCGCCAAGGGTCTTCGACCATGCGAGCGATCTGCTCCTCCCGCTCGCGGTGTATGGCGAGCAACTGCGCCTCAGTGGCGGCGACTTTCTGGCCTTGATACCGAACAACAAACCGCCCATCGGCCAACCGGCCTTCGACCTCGATGAGCGGGATAACTGGGTTTTGCGTTTGGGGAATCATGGGTCAGCGTTTCCTTCCAAAACGAAGTGATGCGCAGAATAGGTTGCGGCGATTCTCGGATTCAGACATTGGCTTCATACCGAATTTTTCCGCCAACTCCCGCGCTGATGCGCGTTTGAAAAGAGGCTGCAAAATTTTCGCTTTCGTTTTGTAGCCAAGCCGCACGCAAGTTTCGTGAGCTTCACGCAAAACAGCGCTCTCAGGATAAACGCCCGTCATGCGGAAATACTTGGTTTGAACCCGGAAATCATCAGCGGATGTATGCACCAGACAATCTACTTCTTTCATTTTGCAGCCCTTTTTAGTTCGTGTTCATGCAGGCTCAACCAAGCAACGGCCTTCCCAGCATCGCCGACATCATCGACCGTCACGCACAAGTCAGAAATCACCCCGGCATCTTGCAGGAGGTTCAGCGCATGGGTGGCGTCGATCCGGCGGAAAGCGATGTAGTCGCGCAGGGAGTTCATTTGGATTTCTTCCAACGCTTCAACGCAGCGGCAATTTTTATGGCGGCGTCAGTCGATTCGTGTTCATGCCAACCAAGGCAATGCGCAGCGACGCTGGCCAACTCGTCGGCAACAGCCCGTGCCTCGTTGCGTTCTTGCTCCAGCCTCGCCAGCTCCTTAGTCGAACGGAGTTCCAATCCGGACAATTTGTCCACCAGCACAGCGACATCCTGCACAGCTCTCGCCGCCATTTTCTTAGCCTCAGACACGCGCCTGTCAGCATTTTCTACTTGTAAAAGCCAATCGACAGCAGATACTTTCCGCACTGCTATCGCCTCCTCGAACTCGCACCTTGCCTCACGCAAAAACTCCCACGCCGCAAGTTCACATTGCAAATCGTTCTCCCTCTCTGTGTTCTCTGTGTCCTCTATAGTCATAATTCGCTTTCAAAAGTCCGCGCCTTCACCACCAAGCGCCTTGCATTTTCCAGCAGGTCAAAATAAACCTCCTGCGCTCCCGGCCAGTTCCGCGTATGTTCCGGAGGCTGCGCATAATGCAACACAGCCCGCAGAGTCGCCGCCAAGTCCGTTGCTAGCTTGCATGTGTGAGCCACGCCCGGATGGTCCTGCCACTCACGGTGGCAGGACGGGCAGGCTATCGCTGAATCAGATACTATTGTCATATTCAATAAATTGTTAAGGGTTTCACTTCAAAAGACTCAACTCGATCCGGTGAATCTCACTCTCGATCTCCGCCAGCATCGACCATTGTTCGCGGGTATAGGTGCCCTTGAACGGGAAATCGCACCGAGAAAATTTGCCGTTCTCAAAGGTAATCGTCACTTTACTTATAGGGCTTGGAGCCGTCACCCCCACTGCGGCAACGTAAGGAGAAAAGCAAGCCAACTCGGGCTTGTCTGGAATGAGGTCAAAATGATACTCGGTGATGTTCTTTGTGGATTTATGTTTGATGTTCATGGTGTTATTTTTTACTTCTGTCTTTCGTTCTGGTTGTTGCTGTAAGCCTTCTCGGTCACATTTTTGAAAAGCGTGTGCTGGCCGATGAAGTTCATTTTTATCTCGGGCGTCGGGCCGTTTCTTTGTTTTGCAAGGATGAGCAAAGTGTTGTGATCCATCGGCTCATCGTCGGCGTCGGATTTTTTCTTGTTTTTGTCCAGGCGGTGGATGAGGAGGACAGTATCAGCGTCTTGCTCGATGCTGCCGGATTCGCGGAGGTTGGAGAGCTTCGGCTTCGAGCCCTCGTCGGCGTCGCGGTTGAGCTGCGCCAGGGCGATGATGGGGATGTTGAGTTCCTTGGCCGTGGTCTTGAGCGCCTTGGAAATCTCGCTCACTTCCAGCGCCCGGCTCTCACCCGCCCGCTTGGAGGATCCGTGCATGAATTGCAGGTAATCGACGACGATGAGGCCGAGGCCGTGCTTGGATTTTTCCCGTCGCGCCCGGCTGCGGAATTGCGCCACGGTGAGCCCCGGCGTGTCGTCCAGGTAAAGCTTGCTCTGCACCAACCGCGTTGCCGCGCCGGAGACATTCCCCATGGCTCGCCCGTCAAAAAACCCGTCGCGTGTGCGCTGGAGGTCCAGACCGGCTTCGGAGCAAATGGCGCGGGTCATCAGCTCGACGCTGGGCATTTCGACCGAAAAAACCAGTGTCGGCACGGCCTTCTGCATGGAAGCGTGCAGGGCTATCTGCATGCCAAGGGCTGATTTGCCGCACGCAGGGCGAGCGGCGATGACGATTAACTGCCCGCCGAGGAACCCGCCGGTCGAACGGTCCAGATCGTGGATGCCGCTTTCGAGCCCCACGGTTTCACCCCGGCTGTGATACACCTTCTCGATATGCTCCACAGCGGCCAGCACGGCGTTTTTGCAGTGCGAGACAGGGTTTTCCCTTGTCGAGTGGTCGCGGAGGGCATACAGGGTTTGCTCGCAACGCTCTTGGGCATCCTCCGTGGTGAGCGCATAGTCGTTTGCCGCCTCGGCCATGGCGAGGGCCGCTTGGCGCATGGCACGGCGTTTCCACACATCCAGCACCTCGGCAGCGTAGTGCCGCCAATTCATCGTGATGGCGACTTCCTGCACCAGCTCAGTCACACCGGCATAGCCGCCACACTCCTCAAGCTGGCCCGCCTTCTCCAGCTCAGTCGTCACCAGGATAAGGTCCACCGGCCGGGCAGCCTGCCGCATGGCGGCGACGATACCCATGATCGTCTGGTGCGCGGGCAACACAAACTGCTCGGGAGACAACGCCTCCAGCACGCTATCCGCCGTGCGGCCATCGGTGATCGCTGCGCCGACCACGGCTTTTTCGGCGATTTGATTTTCGGGAAGGATGCTTTTCATTTTCTTGGCAAACGGGAAGCGGCCATGGCTGTGGCCTTGCGGAGCGAGGATCCAAAGCCCAGAAGGTGGAAGACCTTGCAGCACACACTTGGGTTTTGCTCATAGCCGAGTAAGCGGAATTGCTCCGCCCCGTCCGCGCTCACCACCGGCGAGCCATCCGGATGCGTCATCGGCGTGTAGATGGGGTCATCCATAGGGCGGCTCTCGTAAGTGCCGACCTGCCAGCGGAGAAAGTCATTCACAGCCTCCTCGTTATGTCGTGTCACGACGCACAGGAGCCCCAATTCGGTGGCTCTCGTTTCAAATGTTTCGATCATATTTATCATGTTGGTGTTTTTGTTTTTATGCTGCGGCGAGTTCGCGTTGTTTTTCACGAACCCAAAATTTCATGCTGTCGGGAAGTTGCGCCCAGGTGGTGAGGTTCACTTCGGGAAATTCTGTCTCGATAAGATCACGCCATCCATCGGGTTCCGTGGATACAGGAGCCGTCGCGCTCACGCTTGCCCCGCTGCGTGCTGCCCAATCCCTCGCCCGGCTCACTTCGGTGAGAATGTTATTCAAAAGCGTAGCTAAGTCCTTGCGGCGAAACTGCGCCGCCGCGCCTTCTTTTTGCCGATAAGCCCATTCGAGAAACCGCCAATCCTCTTCGCTCACGGCCGCCGCCGCTTTTTTATTTTTTTCCCAAGCACGGCTCGAGGAGGCATCAAGAGGAGTCGATTCTCGAAGGTTGAAGAGGTTTCGGAATCGGGTCAGGGCAGGATGCGTCGTTTCTGGCTTTGAAGTCTCAGTTTCGAGTAAAAGAGTTTCTCCTTCTCCTTCTATTTCTCCTTCTCTTTCTCTTGTAGCTTCCAAGGAGCTACCAAGCTCCTTCGGAGAGGAAGGTAAGGAGCCTTCAATTTCTGGATATTCTTGAAGGATGAGTGCCTGAATTTCCTCCGGAGCATCAGCAATCTGCTTGCGCAGACTCTTGGACATATGAGAACGCGCAAGTGATTGTCCGTGACCGAATTGCTTGCGAATATAATTCCGGCACCAGACGCCCCTTGGAGTTAAGACAAAGCTCCTTGGCAATTTTTCACAAGCTCCTTCAAGGTGCTTAAAAGGTGCTTCCATGTCCCTTGCAAGTTTGCGAGGAGTAGCTTCGATCCAGCCAAGCAGGTTGCATTTTGTCAGCACCCAAAAGATGCAGAGTTTTTCCGCATCCAAGAGCTCCATGAAATCTGGATCATCCCAAATGGCGGATGTTATTTTTGTAGTCATTGATTTTTTTTCTTTCCAAATTGCATCCGATTTTCTCCCCAAGCGCCCCGCGTCCGGACCCCTCGACTTTCCAGCATGCGGTCGCAGGCAGCCGAGAACGCCCGGCTGTCGCGCACCGTCATCCACCCCACCCGTGCATCGTCCGGCCCGAGCGAGGGCACGCTCCGGTGTTGGCTGGACTTCTCGTAACCCTCCAGGCTCACGCCACGGCCTCCTGTGTGCGCGGAGACATCTCGACAAGCCTCCGCAGGCGGTGGAAGCACGCCAACGTCATCAGCGCATCCTCGAGCGCATTGTGCGTCTTGCCAGATCGGGAGAAGCCCAGCGCCGCCGCAATGTGGTCCAGATTCAGCCGAGGCTGCCCATCTTTACCCACCGGCAGGGCAAGAGCGTCCGCCTCGTAGGCGAGCCACGCCGCTGCTTGCAGGTCCACCATCTTGCCCATAGGCCAAGTCAGAAAGTTGCGAGCAAACGCCGCCCGCAGAAAGTCACGGTCGAAGGCGACATTGCAGCCAGCCATCACCGAGAACCGACGCGTGCCCAGCCACAAGGCGAGATCCTGCATCACATCCAGTTCCGGCCGCCCGTTTTTTTCCAGAAAATCCAGCGTAAAGCCATTCTTCGCCAGCGCCTCCGGCTCGCAAAGCCACTCCGGATTCGGCTTGATAATCGCAGTAAAAGCCTCGTTATCCAAAGAATCCACCGCCGCCACGCTCAAAAGCGCATTCTTCGAGGGGTCAAAGCCCCCCGTTTCCACATCAATGACAATCAATCGCGTCTTCATTTTTTCAAGGCTGTTTTTTTTTGCTCAAGAAAACGGCGATAAAGCGCAACGCTCACAGCCGCAGACTGAAACAGGGTTGTTGTTTTTTTCATAAAGTGCCAATAGCAGGGGAGAATCGTTGTTTGAGTGGAGACCAAATGTCCCGCTCATCAGGCATTGCCGGGATCATCTCGCCAGGGCGGTAGAACCGGCTGTCCTTCACACGCATCAGCGCCACGCGCATCGTGCCCGCCTCGCCCGTAGGAATCTGCACTTGCAACAGGTAGCGGTTCGGAGTCGGGCGATACACCTTCACCTTCACAGGCTCCGGCGTCACCGCCTCCGGAGTCACAGCAGCGGCCACCGCCGCGTTTTTTTTATTTTTTGAGTCAGCCATAGGTTAGTTAGTTGAAAGCTCCTCAGCGGCCTCCTGCGACGAAGAGGCCCCTTTGCATAAAATTTTCTGCTCATCCAAATCAGTGGGTGTCATAGGGGGGGTGTCCAAAAATCCAGACCCCCTCCCCCCCTCCTGATCGACCGGCCGGGCGTCGGCCTCGACCGGCTCGACGGCCTGACCTTCGGCCATGTGGCCCCTCAAAGTGGCCCCTGCATCGGCGGTCAGTAGGTCAATGGCCCCTGAAACAGTTGATCCTATATCAATGCAGCCCTCAGCGCCCACCGATCCGGCACCCGGCAACGCCGCCGGAGCCTGCCCCTTTTGTCCCGACCCGCTCCCGATTGGACCGGTTACCGGCATGACCTCAGCCTCGAGCACCGGCAACGACGCCAGCATCTCAGAGAGTTTGTCCTGGTTGACCTCCACGCGCTCCACTCGGGCGGTGGCCTCGCCGCTCAGGAGTTGGAGTTTGTCCACCATCACGGCCGCCACGATGGCCGCGTCCTTGGCGTTGTTGATCGACGGAACCAACTCAACGACCCGCTCGACCGACAGCCTCGCCGCAGTCCTCACATTGCGCAGCAACTCCTTTTTATGCTGCTCTATACAAATTCCTTCCCGCTCTTGGACAGCCGCCACCGTATTGCGGCTGACTCCCAGAGCCCGAGCCATTGCCGACATACTCAGCCCCTCAGCGCTCATGCGGCAGATCGCCCGGTAAACCTCCGGCCGGCGGGCAATCAATCGCTCACCGCTAAACTCTCCAGTGGCCTCGAGCTTCTCAGCCCCGATTTCCGCCTCCAAAAATAAAAAAGGGGCGGCAGATTCCAAGGCTTCGGCTTTCATCAAAGGGGATTCCATAAAAAAACAAAACGGCGGCGGTCAGGCGGCGACGCCCGGCCGGGTCAATCGACGAGTCGGCGCAGGCCCGAGTCGGTGCGTCTCCAGGTAGTCCAAAATCGCCGACTCGGGAATCAGCAGCCGGTGCCCGAAACTCACATGGCCAATGCGACCCTCAGTTACAAATTTGTGCACCGTGCCATGAGACACGCCGAGTTTTGCCGCCAGCTGCCGGCAGGAATAATGTTGCTCGATCATTCCCCGATCCTCCAGGCGAGCAACGCCAGCGCAGCGGCCGGTCCGAGAGCGCACAACGCCTCCCAGGTCCAACCGATGAAATGAATCGCGTCAGGGGTGATCATTTGTCCACCTCCACCAAATGCGGCCGCAGTCCGAAAATTTCAAAAAAACGCGCCCACGCATCCTCCCGGCTCGAGGCCCACACATAATCGCCAAACGGGCCGCGCAGCGGATCAGTTGCCCGGCAATAAAAAAGGCGTCTCATAATTGACCCTCCTGAGCTTTGGCTTTTGCCACGGCCTTTACCAGCAACTGCCGCACGATGGCGGCCCGGCTCACCATCTGGCTTTTGGCCAGGGCGGTGATGATTTCGTCAACCTCTGCGGGAATTTTGGTTTGAACAATTTTTGTCATAACAAGTGGGGTGAAATACTCACTTCTCACCATTTCCTGTCATGTTCTAATTAGAATCGCAACAAAAAAATTTATTTTAGTAAAATTTGATTTATATTCAGACATGCCAAAAAGAAAAAAACCGCCAAATGGTCCCGGCAAAGGGATGGCAAATGTGAGCACAACGATTGATGATGAAACGAGCGCCGCAATAGACCGGCTCGCCGCAGCAGGCGGAGTTTCCCGCAGCCAGTGGGCTCGGCAGGCTCTTATGGAAATTGCCGCTGAGGCCACGATTTACGGCATCACTAAGAAAACAGAAGTAACAAAAAAATCGGGAAAAGCCACGCCCCAGGATACTGCCCCGAATGTCATCACACCATTAAGCAACTCAGGTATTGGATCCTCAACAGCGAATCGCCCGAACTCCCGCCAGGCTGGATAGCAGAAATCCACGACCTCACCAGCCACCAGCCACCAGCCACCAGCCACCAGCCACCAGCCACCAGCCACCAGCCACCAGCCACCAGCCACCAGCCACCAGCCACCAGCCACCAGCCACCAGCCACCAGCCACCAGCCACCAGCCATGAAACCGCTCCTCGCCCTGCTCGCCCTCCTCCTTGCGGCCTGCGCCAGCCAGCAGCCCGAGACCTACGCCCCGCGAGCCCTACCAGTCGCGGCCCCCATGGAAATCCTCATCGAAACCAGCCCGCCCGGCGGCGTCGTCGATTGGAATGGCAATGTTCTGGGCGCTGCCCCCGTCACGCTAAAAATCCGGCCAGACCTCACCCCAAACAGCCGCCCACGCTGGCCCGACACCGGCGCAAACGCTCACATTTTCCGCGCCCGCTGGCCCAACGGAGCCCGCGCCGCCGAGATGTTCATGGACGACGAATTACCTCCCCAACACATCGCCATCATCTGCCCCGAGGCCCGCAATCCCCTCCTCGAAATCATCGCCGCCGAAAATAAAAAGCTCACGCAAAAGAAAACACCGTGACCCGCAGAGCCCCATTTTATCAGCCTCCGCGAGTGTCAAGCATTTTTTGAGAAAATATTTTCAAAAAAAATAAAAATAATTCTTGCACTTATTTTGAATCTTTATAGATTCAATCCCCAGCGAGCCACAACAGGCCCGCCTCGATCCAGCGAAACTGGAAATACAAAAACCGCGCCGGACGAAATCCGGCACCAAAAAAATGATCCAAAAAATCGAAAAAATAGACGCCCGGCTCATTGCCGCAGCCCCCGAGTTGCTGGAACTCGTTTTGCAGGCCTACGATAGATTTACAAATAACGATTTCATGCCCCCAAACGAAAAATTAAGTTTGTGGTTGGAAAAAGCCGAAGCGCTCTTCATTCCCATCACCGCAGCCACAGGAGGCGCAAAATGAGCACCGAGCTATTCACCGCCGACGAAATGCCATTCAACCTCATATCGGACCCTATCGCCGCCCCCGTCAAAATCCTTTCATCCCGGGAGGAGGAAGCAGCCCGCGCCGCCACCGTGCGCGCCGGCGGTTACGAGCACACACCGTCAATGTTTGATGTCGCCCCGAGTTACGAAATAAAAATCAACCGCGTCCGCGAATGCCCCGGCATCATTTGCAACCAGGCGGAAAATGCCCTCGACTACTGGCACAAATCCATAGCCACAGCCGACTGGTTCAGCCCCGAGCGAGAAAACATGGTTGTCCTCATGCTCAACACGAAACTGCATGTGACCGCCCATTCCATCGTAAGCATTGGCACGCTCAACGAAACACTCTGTCACCCCCGCGAAGTATTTAGAACAGCAGTGGCATTGAATGCATACGCCATTTATGTCATGCACAATCACCCGAGCGGAGACCCAAGCCCAAGCGCAGCGGATTTCAAAATCACCCGCCGACTCCAAGAAGGCGCGCACATTTTAGGCATCACCCTCATCGACCATATCGTCGTCGGCGACTACGCCGGCGGCAGATCCCCAACATTCTCGTTTAAAGAGGCCAATATTATTTGACCACTCAGCCAACCATTGACACAAACCCAAAAACCAACCAAACCAAACCGAAAATGAAAAACATACTTATCAGCGAACAGGACGACGGATATGGAATTTGCAGCGACGCACAAATTGAGGCCGTCAAAACACGCATGGAAATTATCTGCGATAAAATGGGATTCCCCTACCGTTACGACAACGGAGCGCAAGATTTTCCCGAGGATATGCACGACGAAACCGAACTGGTTTTCGAACTGGCTATGGACTGCCAAATTAACACTCCCGCAAACTACGCCGCCGCAGTAGAGGCCGCAAACAATCAATGCCCGCTGCCGCAGGAATGACACCCGAGCAACTCAACCGCGCCGCTTCCTCGATGGAGGCGGCGCTTGCCCGTCTCGACATCGAGCCCGGCATCACCACGGCGGCCGAGCTGGCCGCCGACGACGCCGAAATTCTGCCCGCCCTGGTGGATGGCCAGCCGGTAATTACCCCCGAGCCTAATTCGGGCATGTCTGAAGGGCGCGAAATTTCAGCCCAAACTCACCCCACCCCATAAAAACTCAACCCGCGCCGGACGATTTCCGGCACCCCATCAATGGACACCTTAAAAATCTACAACGCCCTGGCATTACTTACCGACACAGCCAAACTCGTCTTGCGCGACATCCAGAACCCTTCCAGCCTCGCCGCCAACCTCGACTACCTCGCCCAAACAGTAGCCAGCGCCGAGAAAATCCTGTTACAACATCCCATCCCATTTAATCAATGACACCCGACCTCAACGAACCCCACGGCAACACTGGCAACCGCAACAACGCCCGCGACCCCGAAGGAGCCGAAAACATGACCAGCAAAATCCTTTTCTTCTGCTACCCCGAAGAAAAGAGCGCCTGGGTCCGAGCCGCCAAGCCCGAAAAACTCAGCGCCTGGATCCGCCGCCAACTCAACACCGCCACCGGCCGCCCCGAACGCCCCGACCCCGAAGAGTGGCGACAAATCCGAAAGTAAAAGTGGCCCTCAAAGTGGCCCCATTTCTCATAACCCATTATCCATCAGCAAAAATCCTCCGACTCTTAATCAATTGGTTCCGGGTTCGAGTCCCGGGGGGCGCACCACTTAAAGCGGCCCCTTTGGCCCTTTTACTGGGAGAAATAATCAACTGAGCTTGACTTTCGGGCGTCTAATACGTCTATTCCTTCCGATGAATCCAAACACAAGTGGCCCTCTTAGTGGCCCCCGAAAGGCACAGCGCAAGCATGGTGAGGCGACGGTTTATTGGGATGAGGAGAAAGGGGCTTGGTATTATCGCGTGCAGGTGGATGGCAAGCGCTACAAACGCAGCACGGAGATTCGTTCCAAGGCGGAGAAGAAGACGGCGGAGCGCAAGGCGGCCGTCTTAGCGAAGGCGATTCTTGAGAAGGATCAGGTGGCGCTCGACGCGGTAGTGGCCCGCCCAGGGTTTTCCACGGTGGGGGAATTATTGGACCGCTGGGAAAAGGCAGGCCCGATCAAGAGCGCGCCGGCGGTGTCGGGCCGGTTCGAGCGATATGTTGCGACGGCGCTTCAGACGGCGCACCCACGCGAGGAGAAGTTGGACCGTGCTCTCGATGGCGAGGTGTTCCGCAAGTGGACGCAGGCAGCGGCGGCGGCGGGGAGGGGAGAGGATGGCATTCGTTCCGATGTCAATTCCATCAAATCCGTTTTGCAGCCCAGCGTCATGTATGCCTATGCCGATCTGAAATTGCCACCGGTGGAGGCATTTCGCAGCGTTGTGTTCAGCACCCGGCGCCGCGAGTCGAAGGGCGCTGTGAAGCGTGCCGCTTTCGTGTGCATCCCCGCCGACGTCTTGGCGAGGATGGAGGCTGCTGCCGAGGCTTTGCGCACCAGCGAGGCGCTGGAGGATCGCCAAGTGTGGGCGGTCTTCGCGCTCATGCGTTGGTGCGGCCTGCGCAACCATGAAACGATTGACCTGCGCTGGGATTGGGTTCGCCAAGGCAAGAAAAGTCAGGTCCTCGATTTTACCACCCGCGATCTAGGCGGGGGAAAATTTTACTACCCCAAGGGGCGGGCAGGTGCCGTGCCAGTGAGGGCCGAGTTGCTTGAGCAGCTACGGGCGGCGTTCCCCGAGAGCGCAGAGTTTGTCATCGCCCGCGAGTTCCAGACCGACGCGGAGAAAATCTGCGAGCGGGCGGTGAATCGTTTCGTGGAAAAATTCCTGTCCCGTCGTGGTAAAAAACTGGCCTACAATTTGCGCATGCAGTTTGGCGCGGAGGTCGCCATGCGCGACGGCTTGGAAGTGGCAAGCCGTATGCTCCGCCATGCCAGCACACAGACAACTTGGGCTTATTACCACGACTTAGTTACTGAGCCGGATCCGCTTTAGCGTTGCTTGTAGTATTCGCTTTCTTGGACGAGGGAGCGGATGGCGCTTTGGGCGCTTGAGCGGTTGCCGAGTTCCATGGAGGTTTCCACTTCGTCCATGGCGTTTCGATAGGCTCGGTTCCACATTCCCAGTTCTTGGTATCTAAATTCCTCACGCTCGCTGCGTTGTTCGCTGCGGGTTTTGAGGTAGTTGTATTCGGTGCGGAGCCCGTTGACGAAATCTGGAAGGGAGAGACGCACCTTGGCCATGTCCCGCTCGTCGGCCTGGTTCAGCTTGAGATCGTTTTGGTAAACTCCCCTGTCGCTGATCTTGAGAAATTTATTCAGCACCGGCGTGGCGCTGATTGTCATTTCCGTGAGGGTGTCGGCCTCGGTGTCGTAGTTGAAGAAATTTGTGATGCCGGTGGCGCCGAGGGTCCAGCCGAGCATGGGCTTGGTTGCTTCCCATCCCCCGGCGAGCCATTGATCTTCGGAGAGGATGTTGCGGTTGCGGAAATCATCCCTTGGGTTGCGGCCGGCCAAGAAGGTTGTCCAGTTTTGGCCGACCTCGATGAGCGTGTTTTGTCCTGGCACTTGCGAGCTGATGCCTGCGAAGACATCGCCAAGCTGCGGCGCGGTGGGGTCGCCTTTGGCGGAGCGGATCGAAGCGCTTAGGACTTTGCCGACGACGCCATTGATGACGCGCAGCCCTTCATCCTGCGGCAGCCGGAGGTAGGCTGTCTTGCCGCCGGTGTCTCCAGTAGAGACATTCCCCAGGGGAAGGACGGCAAAGTTGGTCATGTCCCAGTTTGGCACGCGAGAGTAGAGCTTCTGCAATTCTTCGCCGAGGACGCCTTCCTTGGCGAGTGTTTGCATGACGGCTATCAGTCCACCGCCGGTGAAGAGCCAGGCGAGCCACCATTCCTTGGCGTTCATGTTACGCTCCGCCCCACGGAAATTGCGCTGGAGGGATTCGTAGGAGCGGAGAAAAATGTTGAGGAACGGCACAATGGCCCCGGCTGATTGAGCGTGGCGGCCTTTCTTGTAGTAGTTCGGGATGCCGATGTGGTTGCGGATCGTGTTGGCGGCTTGCGGTGCGGGCATTCCCATATCCTTGACGAGCACCTTGTAGGCCGACGCCTTGGGAAGCATCTGGAGAATCTGCCCGGCAAACTCGATGGCTTTGAGCGGGGCCATGATTGCCCTGGTTAAAAGATTACGGCTCTTGGAATCTTGGAGGTGAAACTTCCGCAGGATCGCGTCAATACTGTCATCATCGCTCCCCATGCGGCCACCGAAGGCCGAGTGCGGCCCGCCGGTAGCGGCGCTCTCTACCATCTCGCGCATGAGTTGAGTCTTTCCCACATCTCCTTGAGCCCAATCAATGGACGCTCCCCAGGTCTCGGGATCGAGGAGGCGCATGACAAACCTTGCCCGGCCTTTAATGCCGCCTGGCATGTTGGTGAGCGAGCGTTGCAAGTCGCGGGCTGGCGACATGAAGAGCTGGAAAGCGGGGTTGTAGCGAATGATTGCGCCATAGACGAGGCGCTGAAACCCTGTCGAGAGCAGGCGGAGGATCGCATCACGCTCGGCGGGCGACTTGTCTTCCCACATGGCGGCGTAGCGTTTGGGGATATGAGCGCCCACACGCTGGCCATTTACTTTCCACTCCACCATAGACAATGCCGAATCCTTGGGAGGCTGCGGCTCCATGGTTTTGCCGTTGTATTTCATCGGCGCAGCGGTGACGAGCTCGGGCGATGTCTGCCTGATTACCCGCACGGCCTCCCGGGTGAATCGGTTGTTCTGTGCGGCGCGGTGGATGCTTATGACCTTGAGCACCGTTTGCTGGAGAGGGTCGGCGATTTCCTTGAAGGTGCCCACCTGCTTGCGGATCGTTGAAGGAAGATACTCTTGGACATATTCCAGCGGAGTGAACGCGGCGTAGTTGTCCTTGTTTGCGCTGATCGTCTTCCACAGCTCTGCGGAGAAAAGGCCGGATTGATTCGCGTCTTCCATGATGGAATAAATGACATCACGAAACCCGCTTACGGCGGTTTCCAGCGCGGCGTAGCCCTCGGGACCAAGCGTTACTTGCAGCCTGGCAAGCGCTTCCCTTGCTGTCCGGTCTGTCTCGCCGCCGGGGTTGAACATGACTGCGCGGCCGGTCTCGCCGACGACTTCCATTTGCCCGTCGATCTCTCGGGTTACTTCGAGGCGCTCATTGGCGATGCGGTGGTATTTGAGGAAGATACCGAAGTTTTCGCGGGCGACACCGGCTGCATCGAGGCTTTGGTAGAGACGGCCTATGTCGGCCAGCTTGACTTGAAGTTTACTTTCGGCGAGCGGATGCTCCTCGGTGAGCCAGCGGATGCTGTCCTCTTGCGCTGGCGTGATCTTCCCGGCAGCGCGTGCCTTTGCGGCAGAATCAATGATTGGCTGGTAGATATTCCAATACTGGTCTTTGAGATTTTCCCACCATCCGGTGAGGCTGGCGCGGCGGGCTTGAGCGGCGGCGCTTTTGCTAATGAAAATCTCGGCACCGGCTTTGAATGCCTCCATGTCTCGGGCGAGGCGCTTATCCAGCACGGCGTCGCGGCCTTTGCTGATGCGGTCGTAGATGTCCACCAGCTTGGCTTTGACTTGGGGGCGGGAGTCGAGGTTGTTCCAGAAGGTATCGTAGAAAATCGGGGCGCGGGCTTTGAGGTCGGCGGGGCTGTTGAGGAGCACGCTCATGGCGTCGGCGAAGAGTTCCTCGGAGCTGAAGCGGTAGGCGAGGTGTTGCGGCGTGGCTCGAGTAATGTCGAAGGGCTTCCACCATTTTGTCAGGTCGATGAGTTCTTGGCGGATGTATTTGAGGTCGGCCACATTTCGGGCGTTCATCTCGGCACGCATGGCGGCGTGGAAGGCTTCGCGGAGTTCGTCTTGGGTGGGCTCGCGTCCGCCGACGGTCTGCGTTTCCTCGCGGGTGTTGGTCCCGATCTGCTCGCCTTGCACTTGGAACTTTGCCAGGCGTGAGTCGAGGATTCCTTTCATGGCCTGCTTGACGATGTTGGCTTTGGTAGCTCCGTCTTGCCGGGCGAACCAATCGTAGAGTTCCGGCCACTGTTCGCGGGCGTCGAGGCCGAAGAGTCCTTTGACGATTTCGGGGGTCACGCCGCTCTGTGCGTAGATGGGTTCGTTGACGATTACCTTGCGCACTTCGCCTGCGAGAGAGGCGCGGAGGTCGGCTTCGGCTTTCTGGCGTATGGCTTCGCGTTGCTTGCTGGTGATGGGATTGCCTGCCGCTTCATTTGGATCCAGCGGCACGCTGTGCTTGAGCGTCTTCACCCCCGCAATGATTCCCAGGAGATTCCCCTTCTGCATGCGGAAGTCATCCATGAATTGGATGAAATGCCCGATCTCGTGCATGAAGGTCATCATGGCCGAGGCTTCGCCCCCGGCTTTGATGAGGTCGGGGTGCAGGGTGATGACGCCTTGGCCGTTCGGGCTGAAACTCCCCAGCGCATTCTGCTTGCGTGGCACGCGCACCGTAGGAAAGTCGCCGGAGAGGGATTTGACAAACTCCACCGCCTCGGGCATCTCCACCACCGGCACTTTGTCCAGGCCGCCGAGTATGAGCGGCATGGTCCAGGTGCCATTCATGGCCCGCACTACGCCCACGGCATCGGGGTAGTCGGCGAAAACTTGGGCGTCGTTGTAGGTATTGAGCGCGGGCTTGGGGATGGTGGCCGCTGCGGGCATGATTGGCGCTTGTGGTCCGGCGTCGGCCATCGACTTGCTGCGAGGGCGGGACGGGCCTGCGTCAAACATCGAGGGCGTGCTGTCGTAGCCGTCCTTGATTGCGGCGGCGCGGCGGGCGGCCTCGGTGTCTTCGGCGCTGGCAGGGGTGGCTGGCGGCGGCGGCTCGCTGGTGAGGTTGAACGGGTCTTGCGTCGGCGTGAAAAGCGGCACTTGCTCTTCCCCAAATGCCAGCACTCGCACCTCGGCCAGCGTAGCCGGATCGTCGAGGAAGTTTACATACCTTTCGCGGGCCTGTTGCAGCTCGGCGATCTTTGCCAGGATGGCCTCGGGATTTTTGACATCCACTCCCATTTCGCGGGCGGCTTCGGGTCGTTTCACAGCGCCTTTTACGCTGAGAATTTGATTGTCGATGACTTGGATGCGGGCTTGGCTGGCCTTTACCAATGCGACGGCCTTGTTGAGGTTGTCATCCGAGTTGCCAAAGAGGTCGCCTTGCTTGGCGGACGGAGACTTGGCCCGCTGGCTGGTGCGGATGAGTTGAGTCAGCGCCTCGGGGGAGAAGTCCTTGGCGTAGGTGATGCCTATGCGTTGCAGCTCGACATCGCGGGGGGCAGCGACGGCTATAGCTTCGGCTTTTGCGTCGGGTATTCGCCCTCCTTGATGTAGCGCGTAGAGATCATCCGTGCCCATCGCCCCGATTGAGAATCCGGCACGTCCTTTAGCCCTCGAAAGAAGGCTTCTCTCTGTTGCTTGGTCATAGGTGAGTCCGGCGTTTCGGAAGTAGCTGGAGTAGTCTTTGGTAGTTCCTTGTCCATCACGGATATTGAGTTCTGCATCTAATGTTAGTGCGTCTTGTTTGGTAAAGCCATCGGCTTCATTAAAAATTTGGGTAGGTATTGTCTCCTCTTGATTTCTGCGGAAGAGGTCCAGCCGGTGGCGGCCACTTATAACTTCGACATCTCCATTGAGTCTTCGCCAGGCAATGATTGGAGCAAGTCCACGCCTATCAACTTTCCCCTGTAGAGCTTCGCCCTGCACTACACCAGTCTTTGGGTCGGCATTCTCCTTAAAA